AACGTTTAACAGCAGATGATTGCTCAATGTGAGCAACGTCATTAGTAGCTGCGTTTGCAACAGCTTTCATAACAACGTTAGCTGAAATTGTGTTTTGCTTGATAAGAATTTCTTGAGCAACGCGAGTCATTGTTTTTGCAACAACATCCATGCGTGATTTAGCGGCGTAGCGACGATCGAAGCTAACTGCTGAATCAAGTGAATATGTAGCAATTTTTAACTCTGAAGATGTTGGAAGAACTTCTGAAGTTGGCAAACCACCAGCGCGTGACTGAGAGAAAACCTGTACATAATCTTCATCAGAAATATCGTGATATAAATCTAATGGGATTGAAGGGTTATCATCAGCGTTGTACTGAAGTGTTGTGAAAAGGTTAGACAAAGCAGGAGCTTGGTTAATAACCTCAGCTAAAACAGGTCCGATAAACTCAGCTAAAGCAGTTTGAGCCTCGAAAGCAACTGAACGGTTGCGTGAAGCCATTGCTTTAATAAGCTCGACTTGTTCTGGTGTATTTTTTAAAGTAATTTTCATTATAAATAATTCCTCTCTATATTAACCAAGTTTTACGATGACATAATCGCCAGCAAATAAATCTGTAGTAGTGTTGGAAACACGTGTACCAGTTCCAATAACAGTTCCGATAACTTGATCGACACCGTCTTGTCCAGTAGTTCCAAGTGCTACACCAGTAATTTTACCTCCGGCTGCTGTTGCGATACCAGCACCAATTGTGAAAGTAGTGTTTGCATCGAAAGCGTTTGCGCCAAAAGTAAAGATACCTTTAGTTGCAACAGGTACCGACTGTCCAGGAAGAACTGCTTGAAGCTCTTCTTTTTTAGTCGCGTTATAGAGTAATTTCTCTCCATTTTCATCATTCTTTGCAGTTTGGTTAAGAGTAACACCAAGGACAGCGCCCTTAGTTTCGTTAGCTCCACAACCAGTGATCAACAAAGAATTTGTAGGATACATGTCTCCGCCAACAAATGGATAATCTGTCTTACCAAGATAGCTGTTTGAGCCATAAGTAATAAGATCAGCATTGAAATTTCCATTTGATACTTTAACGATGCTACCTTGAGAAGCCTGCCCGTCATCTGTAGTAGAGTCAAGAGCAACAGCTGGATCGAAAGCGAATAGATTAACTACGTCGTTTTCGTCATATTGTCTGAATGGTAATAGTCTAAGTGCCATGATTTTTTAGTATAAATTTTTATGATAAGATGTTATCGCGGCTAAATGCAGCAGCAAATCTATCTTTAAAAGATTGTGATGAAGCTTGTGCTTCGTTATTATTAGGGATTTCAGAAGTTGTTTCCTCTGCGCTATCTAAAGCTTCTTCTACATCTGTAGCTTCTGTAGCTTCTGCAACTTCACCGTTAAGGCGTTTTTCAACCTCTTCGTTGACGCGAGCTTGAACTTCAGCTTCAAATGATGCTTTAGCTTCTTTGTTTTTAGTTGCCCAAAAAACTTCTAGTTCTGTTTTCAAAGATGCATAAGCTTCTTCGGAATCAAGACCTTTAATTTTTTCAGCAATAAAAGCAGAATCGCTTTCTTCTAAATCATAAATAGAATCAATTTCTTCCATACGTGAATTGAAAGTAGCAACCGCTTGTTCAGCAGCTTGTGCTTTTTCAAACTCAGTAATGCGTTCTTGAGCAGCTTGCAACTCTTCTTTGATTGATTCTACAGAAGCCTTGAGCTCTTCATTCGCTTTCGCGATTTCCGCTTTCTCATTTTCTGCAGCCTCAAGAGAAGCTTTGTACTCTTCATCTTTGGTTTTAATGGCATCAGCAAATGTTGATGTCATGCCTGCAATTGCTTCTTGAGAAAATTTCTTCTCTTGAAGATCGCTCTTGAGTTCTGTTAATAGGTTTTCTATGTCCATAATTTTGTTATTCTTTACAGTATTTTTTAAACTTTGTGAAATTTTAGCCGCAACTTTCTCTAGCTCTTTACTGGCTTTTTTATTACTTTCTAAGATAATTGCTTTGCTTTCTTTAGGTTTTTCCATAGTTTCGGTTGTTTCGTTTGAAATTACTCCCTTAACGTTAGCCGCAGGTTTCATTGTAAATCCTATTCCAAGAGGATAAACTGTTCCAGTAATCAAACGATAAATTGGTGTTCCATCATCCATTCTTCCTTTACCTCCAAACCCTCTTAGCATAGCTTTCATTTCCATTATTTGATTTTTATCGGAAATGATTTCTGCGTCTTTTAAGTTCTTACTTCCAACAGCTATTTGGTAATCACTAAATCCAACTTCCCAACTTGCAGAAACTGTGTTGTGTATTTTGTTGTTTGGATCGGTGCTTTTTTGTAAAGTATCAAAAAATTCTCTGTCTACTGTTTTATATACAACTGCACCCAAAGCGATGTTAAAAGGCTCTGTTTCTTTTTCGTCGACATTGATGATTAAGGAACTATCTGAATAATCACTAAATCCAGCATTTACGATGTGCCCAACTACTTTCTTTTTGTCGTGCTCTATGTTTGTGGGTTTGTGTACAAACTGTTGAACAGAATCAATTGCAGTTTTTGTGCTTATACCATCTCCGTTTTTGTTGAACTCATTTACAACAGCAGCATTGAAAGCGACACCCATCAAATCAATATTCTTGTTTAAATCCACGTTTGTTGGAATTAAAGGTCTTAAATTTTTAATGTTTGCTTTAGAAATGTCTATGCCCGCAATCTCTCTGCAGGCTTGAACTTCGAAATCAAATGTTGTGCTGTATTTGTAATCCGACATTATTTTAACATATCTCTGATACGTTTTGCTTGACTTGCATGAGCTTTCACTCCGCTGTCTAATTCTTCTGCTATTTCAGTTAATGTTTTTTTAGCGTCTGCTGGTAATTCATAAGCAGCTTTAGAAACTTTTGGTTCTTTAGGATTGTCTACTTTTTTCATATCGTCCTGTACAGCAACCTCTACTTTCTTTTGATCTTTTTTAGATAAAAGGTCTTGAGTAACAGCTTCAGATTCTTCTTTCATTTCTTTTTCTGTCAATTTGCCATCTTCTTTCATTTTCTTAAGAATAGCTTTTTGAAGAGCAGGAGGTAGCTTTTTTTGTTTTTCTGTTAAACCACCTAAAACTTTAGGAGTTTCATTTAGCATAGCGCGCATTTTGTCATATTGCATTCCGCAAGCTTTCATTGTATCTTTATCATCCATGGCTGATGTGTCTACCAATGCCTTATCTTGCATAGCGCATACTGACATGAATGATTTGTACATAGCTTCTTCTGTTTCAGAATATTTTTTAGCTATGGATATTTCGATGTTCCCATTTGAACGATCGATATTTGCTGTTAAAGGATTATTGATTTCTTTCATTTGAGTGATATAAAATTGCTGATGGATAAATTTCTAACTTGTGAGCATCTGAGACATCATAAATTTCGTTTAAGATACTCAAATTTTCAATGTTTGTATAGTCATTTACACAAGAAATCATGGTACTTGTCCATTTTTCTTTTTCACTACCACAGACAACAGATTCGCATAATTTATTCAGCATTTCTTTTTGTTGTTTGTTTAATCTTTTCTTACCGATTTTGGTCTTCATTTCTTGTGCAGCTAATGAATGCAAAGCTTCAATTTCGTAAACAGTTGCTTGTATAGCTTCCTTACTTAACATCTTCGCGGCTTCTGTACTACCAGGAGGTCTGCCAGGAACTCCAGGGACTTTTTGCTCGTCCTTCGGTTCGACTGGAGCATCGTCATCATCCTCTATCATTGGTATACCACCAACTATAGGATTGAAATACCCCTTCTTTCTTTGCTCTACAAACTTCTCTTGTGCTCCATCTAACTCTTCAGCAAGTGGGAATCTACCAGTTTGTATAATATCCATACCTTGTTCTGCTGTAAATATACCAAGCTCCATAAGTCTAGTAGCAACACGCATTAATTGAACTTCGTCTCTTAAATCAATGTCTTTAAATTTAACAGTTGGGTATGATCTAAATCCTAAGTCTTTAGCTATTCTTTTAACTTCTGGCTGTAAGAAATCATTCAAGAAAGCTTCTCTAGCTTCTTTTAATCTATCTAGAAATACTCTAGCTTTGATTGTTGCACCATTATACTTATCTTCATTTAAGATAATGTTTTGGAGACCTTCTTTAATATCTTTGTTGATTACTTCGTACTTTTGTGGCCCTACAACTTTATTAATATCTGGAATTACAAAGTCTGCTTTAGTTGTATAGTCTGAAACTAAAACTCTTCCAACAGATTCGTTTTGGAAAAGCTTTTGCATAGCTCTTACGTTATTATGATTAATACCACCCTTCTCTGGATCTGTGCCCATTGTTATCATGAGAATGACGTTTTCTACGGTTCTCATAATAGCTTGATCCATTTTTTTCATTTCAAGTTTAGCATTAATGTCTTCTAATACTGGGTACCCAAAAGGAATTGCAAAAGGCTCATAATCTTGCTTCTTATAAAAGCTGTAAGCTATTCTGCTGTTTTCTAAATTGATTTTTAAACCATCTTTAAAGTATGCACCCTCTTTAATTAGCTTCTGATCCTCTGGATCCAAAGCTTCTAATATTTGTCTGTCGTCATCATTTTTGGGGTTTGCCAATCTTTCCATATCAAACTCAGAAAGTATTTTCGCATATGCGCCATCTTTTGTATTAAAGACCGTACTTCTTTTAGCAACGATTTCAAATGGATTTAAAAGTATGTATCTAACTGGGAATTTGTTTTCTGACGGCGCTTCTGATACGGTTTTAGAAAACTTCTTAAAATCATTTAGGTTAAATTTACCATCAATACGATACAAGAATATATTACCACTTCTATAATATTCCCTAAAATATTGATCCTTTAGATCCCAAAGTTTTATTTTATCAAATAGTTTTTGAAAAAATTCTCTTGAGTTTGAGTTGCCGCCTTCTAAATATACATCTGTATTAGCAAACTCAGACATCATGTCAATTGTATTTCTAAAAATTGGAACATTTGCATATGCTTTTTGACAAAGCTCGATAGCGTCTCTTACATTAATACCATCTCCAGCTAACTCAAATGGTAATAAGCCACCCCTAATTTGACTAAATTTATTAACAGGGTTTTGTATCGCAGACCGATTAATTCTACTTGTTGAGGATTTACCTCCAAGGCCACTAGTGTAACCACCTCTTTCATAAGATGACGCTTCTGAAATGTGGTAAGCTGGACCCATTGTTGCGGGCTCTACTGCTTCTTCAGCCTCCGCTATCTGAGGAACTTGCTTTTGAAACTTATTCCAATAATTTGATTTTTTTGTATATTTTCTAGGCATAACTTATATTATAAAGTCCTTTACACAACTTTAAAGTAACTTTACCAACTTTTAATTAATAAACATTGGAGTAAATCCTATATTTTCATCTTTTGGTATGTCCATCATATCGTAGTATATGTTCATACCCCAATTACCCAGTACAATAGCGGAATAAGAGTCCTTCCTAGGTCTATCTGCGCCTTTTTGTCTCTTTAAGTTTGGGGGTAAATCAAAC